TAATTCCACAGGAGCACTTGATTCTGGATTGGATGATATACTTACTGGTTATAGTAAGTTTGAAAATGATACTACAGTAGATGTAGATTTCATACTTATGGGATCTGGTAAATATGGTAAAGATAAAACTAGAGCACTTGCTCAAAAACTAATTGCTGTTGCTGAACTTAGAAAAGATGCTGTTGCATTTATTTCACCTTATAGAGCAGCAATATTAGCTGATAATCCATCACAAGATGCACCAACAGTTTTAGATGATGATACTATCACATCTAATGTAACTTCTTATTATTCACCTATAACATCAACAACATATGGTGTATTTGATAGTGGATATAAGTACATGTATGATAGATTTAATAATGCATTTAGATATGTACCATTGAATGGTGATATTGCTGGATGTTGTGCAAGAACTGATATCAATGATTTCCCATGGTTCTCACCAGCGGGTACTGATAGAGGAACAATTTTAAATGCAGTAAAGCTTCCATACAATCCAACCAAATTGCAAAGAGATGCTTTATATTCAAATAGAATTAATCCAGTAATTCATTCTGCTGGATCAGGAATTATTCTGTTTGGTGATAAGACTGGATTTGCCAAGTCATCAGCATTTGATAGAATTAATGTTCGTAGATTATTCATCTACCTTGAAGATGCAATATCTGCTGCTGCCAAGGATCAGTTATTTGAATTCAACGATGAGATTACTAGGTCGAATTTCGTTAATATCGTTGAACCATTCCTCCGTGATGTTCAGGCTAAACGAGGAATTCAAGATTATGTTGTTATTTGTGATGAAACAAATAACACTGCTGCTGTGATAGACTCAAATGAGTTCATTGCAGATATATACATTAAGCCTGCAAGGTCAATCAACTTCATTGGTCTAACATTTATTGCCACCAGAACTGGCGTTTCATTTGAAGAAGTAATCGGTAAAGTTTAATTAATTTAGAGGTTTAAAAAATGCCTTCCCGTCAACAACAAAACACTATTCCACTAAGGAAAATTAGTGATTTTAAAAGCAGACTATCTGGTGGTGGTGCTAGACCAAATCTCTTTGAGGTTGAACTAGCATTCCCAGATGCTGTTGCTATAGCAAATGATGTACTACAGAAAGCAAGATTTTTAGTAAAAGCTGCTGCACTTCCAGCATCAACTATTGCTCCAGTAGATATTCCATTTAGAGGTCGTATTTTAAAAGTTGCTGGTGACAGAACTTTTGAAACATGGACAATTACTGTTATTAACGACACAGATTTTGTCATTCGTTCTGCTTTTGAGAAGTGGATGAATGCAATCAACAAACTTGATGATGCTTCTGGTATTACTGATCCAGAGCAATATCAGAAAGATGCTACTGTTCATCAGTTAGATCGTGATGGATCTGTTCTTAGATCATACAAATTCTGGGACATTTATCCTACAAATATTTCCACAATTGACTTAAGTTATGAGACTACTGATACTATAGAAGAATTTACTATAGAAATGCAGGTTCATTGGTGGGAAGCATTTAAGGGTACTGCTTCAAATGCTGGTGGTGAAAACATCGGATAAATAATAAGATAACATACTAATCCAAGTTATAATATGGCAAGACTTTTTGGTTTCTCAATTGAGGATAAAGAAAAAAAATCAAAATCTATAATATCCCCTGTTCCTCAAAATAATGAGGACGGGGTTGATAGTTATATATCAAGTGGTTTTTATGGACAATATGTAGATATTGAAGGTGTCTATCGAAATGAATTTGATTTAATAAAAAGATATAGAGAGATGGCACTTCATCCTGAAGCGGATGGTGCCATTGAGGACGTTGTTAATGAGGCAATCGTTAGTGATTTGTACGATTCTCCTGTTGAAATAGAATTATCAAATTTAAATGCTAGTGATAAATTAAAGAAAATTATTAGGGATGAGTTTAAAAATATAAAAGAAATCATGGACTTCGATAGGAAGGCACATGAAATTTTTAGAAATTGGTATGTAGATGGTAAACTTTGCTATTTGAAAGTTATTGATATGAAAAAACCCCAAGAGGGTATTCAGGAATTAAGATATATTGATTCTTTAAAAATAAGATTTATTAGACAAGAAAAGAAAAAATCTAGATCTGAACAGTATATTAATAATAACAATAGAACTGATGAAAATAGTTATGATAAATTAAATCCAGAAATAGATGAATATTTTTTATATACACCAACACCAGCATATCCATCCCAAGCATTAGCTGGTGGTGGAGGATCGAAGGGAATTAAAATTGCAAAAGATGCAATTACTTATTGCACATCTGGATTAGTTGATAGGAATAAAGGAAGTAATCTTTCATATCTTCATAAAGCAATTAAAGCACTTAATCAACTTCGTATGATTGAGGATAGTCTTGTTATATACAGATTATCAAGAGCACCAGAAAGAAGAATATTTTATATTGATGTTGGTAATTTACCAAAAATTAAAGCAGAGCAATACCTTAAAGAGGTAATGTATCGTTATAGAAATAAACTTACATATAATGCACAAACTGGTGAAGTTAGAGATGACAGAAAGTTCATGTCTATGATGGAAGATTTCTGGTTACCACGTAGAGAAGGTGGTAGAGGAACTGAAATTACAACACTTCCAGGTGGACAAAACCTTGGAGAACTTGCTGATATTGAGTACTTCCAGAAGAAACTTTATAGAGCACTTAGTGTTCCTGAATCAAGAATTGCTAATGATGGTGGTTTTAATTTGGGAAGATCATCAGAAATACTTAGAGATGAACTTAAATTTTCTAAGTTTGTAGGACGTTTAAGAAAACGTTTTGCTCAATTGTTTAATGATATGCTTAAGACACAATTAATTCTTAAGAATGTTGTTGCACCAGAAGATTGGGAAAGAATTCGTGAGCATATCCAATATGATTTCATTTATGACAATCAGTTTGCTGAATTAAAAGAAACTGAAATGATGAATGAGAGATTAGCAACTCTTGCAACCATTGAACCTTATATTGGTAGATTTTATTCTAATGATTGGGTTCGTAGAAAAATTCTTAGACAGACTGATGCTGATATACTTGATCAGGATGAGCAAATAGAACAGGAAATTAAAGATGGTGTTATACCAGATCCCAGTGCAATTGATCCTATAACAGGTGAACCTTTACCAATGGAAGGTGAGATGGATACATTGGGTGATGTTCCATTAGAACCAGATGGTGCTATTACTAATGGTCAGTTTGGAAAAGACACTAAGAAGGCAGAGATATAAATAAAGAATAGAAATATATTAATTTTTATGGACGAAATTATCGATTTGATTGCAACAGATGCATCCGCATCTGATATTACTACTAAAATAAAAGATGTTTTGTTTGCAAAATCTGCAAATAAAATAGAGTCTCAAAGATCATCAGTAGCCGATACTATGTTTGCAGAACCAGAAACTGAAGTAGAACCAGAACCCACAGAGGAAACCGAGTAGTATGAAACTATTATCTGCTGAAGTATCTTTGGGATCTGCTAATAATATAAGCAAATCTCCAATAGTAAGAATTTATAACAGTGATTCTTCTGCTATAGTTCTTACTAGGAAAAATAATGTTGAAACGACTCTTGGAAGTTATACTATTCCACCAGGTAAAGTTATTTACTGCCAGAAAGCATATACAGATACTCTAGAAGGTGGTGCAGCATTAAAAGCTACCGCAATTGGATATAGTGAAATGTTAGATATTATATCTGTTGGTGGTGCAGCATATAGTGATGGAGAAATTTATAGTACCAATTTATTATATCATTTGGATGCTAACAACAGTAGTTCATATGAAAGTGGAGATGGAAATACATGGACTGACTTAGTTGCTGGAACAAATAATGCAACAATATATGGTGCAACACATACCGAAGGAACAGGAGATCAAGGTTTCTACTTTGATTTTGATGGAAGTAATGATTATGTAAGTATGCCTTCTGCTGCTTATACTTTAGGAGCAAATTTTGCAGTTGAAGTTTGGGCTAGAAATGATAATGCTACAATACAAACATATGGTGCTAATAATGGTAATTCAATCTTTTCATCTCAGGGTGAAGGTTTTACACAATCTGATGTTATCCATTTATCACATAATAGTGTAGAAGCTTCAGTATCACTTTCCCCATCCTCTTATAACCTAGTTTATAGTCCAGTACCATCAACTGAAGTATGGCATCAGTATGTTGTAAATCATATATATACTGGTGGTATGTCGGGATATGTTGAAGCTTATATTGACAAAACAGAAGTTGTAAATCAATCCAATATTGATTATAATTTTGCTGCAAGTGACAATTCAGCTTTAGGACGTAGATCATCTTCTGCTACATATTCTTCTTATTGGGATGGACAAATTTCAATATTTAGGGTTTATTCTGAACCTTTAACCACAACTCAGATAGAGACAAATTATGATGCACATAACCT